TCCACAGTTAAGGGCGCGACTGGAATTTCGATGATCGGACTGACGTGTGAAAACACAGCTCAGTGGTTCCATACATGGCATGACTTAGTGTCATGGTGGAGCCGTGGCTCTCATCTGTCCACTGTCCAGAAAAACGAAAGGAAATCTTTCGGGGCTTACCTGACGATCATTCTTAGGAACAACGGTATAAACGACCTCATAGCACGATTGAAAATCATGCTATTTGTTGTAAACGCCTACCTAGGAGGCAGACGCTTGACTACAACTGAAGAACTTGGATTTAGAATCCGTCTTCGGAAGGGTCTTCCTGCTGCTCTTCCTCGAATTGTTCGAGCGGGCATCCGATACGGGAATAAACATTATATCCATATTTGGACATCAATGCTCTTTTCCTATAAAGGTATCCTAGGCTCCTGGCAGGAACCTAATTTAGCATGTGGTACTATAGCTTCACCCCACCCTGAACTGCCTGAAATCACCCTCAAGTCATTCCATGACTTCTGCGGGGTCCTTTGGCACACGTTGAAGCTTGCATCAGCCCCCGAGCCTAACTTTAAGGTTAAAGGAACATTCTTCTCAACCCATGCGGGACCAAATCACCCTGTCACTGTCCTCGGGGCCGGAATAGATGCCTTCCTTTGGGAGGCACTAGACCGATTCGGTTTTAAGAAAACCGGATCCAAAGAGACAGCGATAAGAGAGAATCTGGACATCATGGGCCCCGAAACTTGGACGGCGAAAGCCATCACTGAAGTAACGGGAGTATCACGGAATTATATCCGTGAGTGGCTTGAGGCGACTGGTCAACCCGATCTTTGGAAAAAGATAAGGCTAACAGCCAAAATGTTCGCTCTCAACAATAAAGTTTTACAAGGGGTCAAGGATGCAAATGGCCTTTTTACGGTCATTTCTTCTACTGGCAAAGAAACCAGAGCTTTCTCTGATTCTTATCTGTACCGGTTCTTTGGGTTGAACACCCAAGGATATCGATTCAGAAATCCTACCCTGCAACGACTACATAATTTATATGAAGCCGCTGGCAAAGTAAGAACAATCGCGATAGTGGATTACTGGACTAATTTTGTCCTGAAACCTCTCCACGATTGGATGTTTCAAATACTTGCACTCTTTCCACAGGACGCCACTTTTGACCAAGAGGGTAAAGTTCGACAGTTCGCGGGCAGAGGATACACTACTGTGTACTCATATGATCTAAAATCGGCCACTGATCTAATACCTTTGGCCCTATATAGGGCCTTATTTTCTGGGAAGTTTCCCACAAAGGTACTGGAGATTTGGTTTGACCTTTTAGTGAATCGAGCGTTCCTCGTACCTTCAACAACCAAGAAACGATTCCCTAATCATCCGTCTAGGATACGCTATGCTACAGGGCAGCCGATGGGAGCTCTAACGAGTTGGGCATCGATGGCACTCGTGCACCATGCACTAGTACTCTATGCAGCCGTTTCTGCGGGTGTTATTACACCCTCGAAGCTCCTCACTTTCGTAGACTATATGGTCTTGGGAGATGATATCGTGATAGCAAACGAAGCTGTCGCTAAAAGCTATGTGTCCTTAATGAAGGAGTTACATGTTCCTTTATCTCTAGCCAAGTCGCACATTTCCGATATTGGTATGTTTAACTTTGCTAACCAAACATTCGTAAAAGATGTCAATGTCTCCCCCGTTTCTTTACGGGAAGAGATAAACGCTACCTGCTTACCAGAGCGGATCGAAATGATCCTGCGCATGGCTAGGCGTGGTTGGATGGATTTAGCAAGTCGGACATGGGTAACACCTCTAATGAAGAAACTTGTAGGACCAGAAGTTTGGTTCCACCTTCAACCGGAGATCCGGTCTCGAGTGGTTCCGCCTGTTCTCCGTTGGGCTCTGAGCACCATCCTGTCACCAGGCACAACCCGAATCGGGTTCGCTGGATTAAAGTCAGTGACGCTTGAGATATGCTTAGGAGCTATGCTCCGGAAGCATGATCTTTGGGCGTTCAAGATGGCTCGGTTCGGCGATATCATCGACCGAAACCGTACTCAGGGTCTCCTAGTTTCCATACTAGGGAAGTATGTCAATGCCGTCTACAGAGAATTTCTTCTCAGCCGGAAACGGCTGGAGTTATTTCCACAATGGGTTACCAAAGTGGTCTCTGTAGATCTTGAATGGTTATTCCTTCGAATCTTCGAGGAAGCCAAGAGTGAGGCTTTGCTTCGCTGGACTGCGACATACCGCATGCCTCTTAAAGAGGTGCAAGTATGTGCAAATTTATCCAAATTCACTGTCGACGATATCGTCGCAGGAACTGGACGCCCATGGGACGAATTAGTCCCATTTGTAGCGGAAGCTGAAGCCAAATTACCCCTGGTTCCTGATTTTTCTCAAGAAAACCTTGAGGCATTGACAGGATTACAGACAGGGGGGCTGGGTGCTAACACCGAAGTCGCTGCGGCTCGAGAGAGCTTCATGAGAGTTACCAATATCCTAGGCATGATTGATCACTTGAGCACCTCTGGGGCTCCTGGCTATGAGAAGCCTGGGAATTCATCCCAATCATCGGAAGAAAGTTTTACTTTCCCCGATAAATAAGATCCCAAAGTCGTCTTGCTTTCAATCAATG